AAAGAACTTTTTGAAATCGAAAGCTCTGAGCGTTCATTCGAAGAAGAAACCAAACTCTCTGGTTTCTCCGCAGCTCCAGTTAAGAATGAAGGCGGTGCTATTTCTTACGATACAGCACAAGAAGCATTCACTGCACGCTACTCACATGAAACTATTGCTTTAGGTTTCTCGATCACTGAAGAAGCGATTGAAGATAACTTGTACGACAGCTTGTCTGCTCGTTACACTAAAGCATTGGCTCGCGCCATGTCATACACCAAGCAAGTTAAAGGTGCTTCCGTTCTCAACAACGGTTTCAACGGTTCTTACTTAGGTGGTGATAACGTTTCTTTGTTCGGTGTTAACAGCTCAGGTACTGCTGTAGGTCACTCACTAGTTTCTGGTGGTGTTAACTACAACGCTCCTACAACTCCTGTTGACTTGAACGAAACTTCATTGGAAGCAGCTGTGATTCAAATCGCAGCTTGGACTGATGAACGCGGTCTCTTGATCGCAGCTAAGCCACGCAAGTTAGTTGTTCCTCCTTCATTGATGTTCGTTGCTACTCGTTTGCTCGAGACTAACCTCCGCGTTGGCACAAACAACAACGATATCAATGCAATTAAGAACAACGGCGCTGTTCCAGAAGGTTACACAGTTAACCACTTCTTGACCGACGTAAATGCATGGTTCTTGTTGACTGATGTTCCTAACGGTTTGAAAATGTTCGAACGTACTCCTCTCCAGAATTCAATGGACGGGGATTTTGACACCGGGAATGTACGCTACAAATCCCGTGAGCGTTACTCGTTTGGTTGGAGTGATCCACTGGGCGTATGGGGTTCTTCAGGTTCTTTCTAATAGAATCAAGGGCTTAGTAGTACAAGACCCCGCTCACAAGGCGGGGTTTTTTGTTTATGCTATACTACCTGTATCGTAACTCAGGAGGTACCGTGGAATATCCTAAAACCCGCAAGGAAGCTAGAGAAACAGGTGGCAAATATTACCTAACAGGGCAGCCTTGTATACGTGGGCACAAAGCGCTACGTAACCTTAGAGCTGCTTGCACAGAGTGTTTAAAGGAGGAGTGGATAAAAGACAACGCCAAACGAAGTCTTAAGCCAAAGTCGGAAGCAGCTAAAGAAGCCGGGCGCCGCTACTACGAGCGTAATAGGGCTATGGTAATTGCACGCGCTCAAGCTAGGCCTGCAGAGGAGAAAAAAGCGTATAAGAAAAAATATAAAGAAGAAAATCCAGATTTATACAAAACACTTACAAGTCTTCGCCGCCGAAGGTTTAGAGACGCAACCCCATCGTGGATTACTTATAAACAAAAAACCGAAATAATGGGGCTATACCAAATCGCTATCACTATGACTAAAACTACTGGCGAACAATATGTAGTTGATCATATAATACCGTTACATGGGGTTAATGTTTGTGGATTACACGTTCCTTGGAATCTGCGTGTTATTACCCAAGAGGAAAATTTAAAGAAGTCTAATAAAGTTTAGGAGAAGTAAATGGAAGACAGTTTTCAAATTAAATCCAGTACAGTAGCTTTTGATGATGGCGCTGTTGCAGCTAAACCTGCCGCACCAGTTGTTGAAGCTGCCCCAGTAGTAGAAGCGCCAGCTGAAGAAGCAATTGTAGATAAAGTAGTTCACGCAGTTGAATCCGCATTTACCGTTGGTGACGCTGAAGAAGTAACTAAGTAATAACAACACCCCCCAAGCCTCTTAACAATGCTCACCCCGGGGGGTTTTTTTCGTTGTAGTGATGAAGCCTGTGGCAGTTAGCGCAAAGCACAATACACTTTTTTAGTTCTTCTTTTAGTTTAGTATGTTGCCCATTTGATAGGAAGCGGTGTATGTTTCCTTCTTTTTCTTCTGGATTTACGTGGTGAAAATCAAGAGCGGCTGGGTGGCTAAACCCACATTTCGTACAAGCCAGGGTAGCTTTGTATTGCGCCCACTCTTCCTTAAATTTTTTCTTTCTTTCCGCAGTGCGAGTCTTTATTTCAGCTTGGTTTCTTAAATAGTGTTCACGGCTCTGTTGTTTGTGAAACTCTTTTTTTACGTTCTCGTCTTTGTACGGCATCTTGGTTTACCTTATATTTCCAATAGATTGCGTTACGATACGACCACTTGTTTGCGGGTATATAGATTTTGAACCCCGCATTGATAAGCGAGTTTGATGACGCTGGATTGTTTGTTGTATCGGTAATGAGCCAATTCCATCCTAAACTCCTAGCCTGTTTGATTCGTGCAAGTATAAGACGTTTTTGTAAACCGTGTCCAGTAAACCCATCCATCACACCAGCTCTACATAAGTAGCCGGTATCGGTCCATTTCGTCGAGCGCACCAGACCCGCAAAAGCGACAGGCTTCCCACATTCGGCATAAGCTATCCACCAATGGCCTCTCGTCGGTTCGTACGGTTGATCCGATGGAAGAATTTTTCTCTGGAGGAAAAGAAGGAGGCTTTGAATTGCTGGATCTCTTATGTCTACTTTTCTTACTGTGAATTTCATTTTCCATAGCCCCCCAAAATTATTTGTTGTTTTGTCTTATTTTACTTAAAAACTGTTGCACAAAAGTTAAAAACGTGTAAACTAGCACTAACTGGGTGATTGCTTACACCGCCACTGCCCCAGCAGACGATGCAACGATTGGTGTAAGTTCTTTTGCATAAGGATATTGATAATGTCACGTTCTACTTTTTCCGGTCCAATTTTAGCCGGCTCTACTCGTTTTGGTGCTTTGCGTGACATTGGCTACGCAGCTATGGCCCAATTCGCTTCTTTAACATTTACAAACACAACCGCTAATACTGCCGGTTACGCTGGTTCTTCTGGCCAATTCGTTGGTTCGAACGCTATCCCTAACAACAATGCTGTTGTTTACACACCTTCTTCTACTGTATACCCTCCTGTAGCGGCTACCCCAACAGCTGATAGCGCTACTGCAGTTTATCGTGGTTTTGTAGCATATTTACCAACTGGCTCACGTATCGAAGACTTAATTGTTGACGTTGGTGTTGTTCCTACCCAAACTGGTGCAACCAGCACTTCGTTATATATTTCCAACGGCTTTGCTACTAGCTCTGCTGCTCAGTACGGTTCTGTTGCTACTTTGGCTACCGGCCGTAACGCAATCACTTTAACTGCTACTCAATTAGCTGCATGGCAAGCCACAACTGCCGATATTACTAACGTTCCAGAGCCAAGCCTCTTGTCACAAGTTGTATTTACTTTTGCTATTAACGGCACAGGTATGACTGGTGGCCCAACAGCTGGTCAAGCCTACATCACAGTTCGTTATACACAGCTCGATGGTTCAATCGGTTCTACAACTGCTTACCCATACGGTAACTTTGACTAATTAATCGAATAAACGGGGCGCACAGCTGAAGGTAGTTGCGCTTAAACGAGTGTCCTCAACACCGCCCTTTTTTAAAATTTAGGAGATTAATTATGACAATGCAATATGATATAAAGTCGGCCCATTTTAGCGGTAACGGTTTTGCTGTAAATGGGCGCGTACGCCTTAAAAACCTAATTTATTTAGGTACCGGTACAGCCGGCGGTATTGACTTGTTTGATACCACTACAGCTCCAGTTAGCGCCACTTACGGCCGTTCAGGTTCTACAATCACAGTAACTTCGACAGCCCACGGATTAACAACAGGGCAATATGTAGGTATTACTTATAGCCCAGCTAGCGGTGTATCCCCAGTTGCAGGTAACTATGTAATTACTGTTGTAGATGCTAATACTTTTACAATTACGGATATTAACTCTGGAACGATTGCTACTGGTACAGCTTGTATATATTCTGGAACTGGACGTTGGATGGCTGGGTACAATACAGGCACCGCAGTTCAACCATTCCAAGTTATTTTTTCGGGTGAAGGCGTGTTAGCAAGAAACGGTGTTTACGTAACTCAGACTAATATTAACTTCCAAACTATTCAGTATGGCTAAGAAAAAAGGCCCCTCTCTAGCTGTCGGTAGAGGCGAGAAGCTTCCAGTCTCGAAAGGGGCTGGTCTTACTGCCAAAGGCCGTGCGAAGTACAACAGGGAAACGGGGTCTAATTTAAAGGCTCCGCAACCTCAAGGTGGTGCTAGGCAGAAGTCGTTCTGTGCAAGGATGTCTGGTATGCCCGGCCCGATGAAAGATGAAAACGGTAAGCCTACAAGGAAGGCTGCTAGTTTAAAACGGTGGAACTGCAAATGAGCGATATAGACCCTATTTCAACAGCCCGAGAACTAGCAACCCATGCTAACGATATCCAACATTTACAGCTTGATATGGATAAAATGGTTAAAGAAATGCAAGAGATCAAGGAAGCAATTCAGTCTATTGAAAAGACCTTGGCTCATGCGCATGGCGGTTGGAAAACTATGATGATGGTTGGCGGTGCCTTTGCTTTAATCGGTGCTATCTTGGCAAATTTGTTTCAGGGTTTTTGGAGTAGATAATGAAAGACGAAGATAAAGATTTGCTCGAAAAAGCCGGAGCGTTTGCTTTGGGCGTGCCAGCAGCTTTGATGGCTGGTAATATGGCTGGCGATGTGGCCAATAAAAACCACCTTTGGAGTGATGTTAGTGATAAAGTCGAGCAGATGAAACGTAACCAAGCGCCATCAGGAACCGAAGGCCCAAAAGTAACTCAAGCCAAACCAGTTTACAGTAAGGGGGGCAAGGTAAAAACTTTCCGCCATCACGATGGTATTGCACAACGAGGTAAGACTCGTGCCTAGTGTATCTAAAAAACAACACAATTTTATGGCTATGGTGGCTAATAACCCCAAGATGGCTAAGAAGGTTGGTATTAAACCTTCGGTTGGTAAAGACTTTTTAGAAGCAGATAAAGGCCGTAGATTTGGTGTAGGTGGTAGCCCAAGCATTACAATGGGCAGTGAAGAAATGGTTAATAAACACGAGACTCGTATGGGTAGCGAATTTGGTTACAAAAAGAATGTTCCAAATATGCCGCTCAAAAAATATCAAGGAAAGAAAGAGGGCGGTATGATTGATAAAGAATCGAAATCAGAAGAGCGCATGGAAGAAGCTAAAGATAAAAAGCAAGACATCGCTATGATTAAGAAAGCGTTCAAAGAGCATGATGCTCAAGAACACAAGGGTGGCAAAGGTACTAAAATCACTCTTAAAAAAGGTGGCTCTGTAAGGGGCTGTGGTATTGCATCTAAAGGTTTAACCAAAGGAAAAATGGTATGAAAAACGATCACCCAGCCTTAGAAACAGGCGTAGAAAACATTAAGCACGAAACAATGGCTAAAGCATTAAAAATGCACGCATCTGGCCACAAGCCACATGCAGAAGTTTTTGGTGAGCACGCTGCTGGTCATATGATTCACGATGACCACGTAGAAAAAATGTGCGGCGGCGGAATGGCTAAAGGCAAGTAATGAAAGCCTCTCGTGGAATGGGGGCTATTGCCCCTAATAAAATTCCTAAAGATGGTAAATCAGCAGTGCTGCTTAGAAAAGGTGGTGCTGTAAAAAAGGCCGTAAAAAAATTCAGCGGTGCGGATGGCCAAAGTCAGGTTAGCTCTACAACTCCAGGCGCAGACCCCAATGCAACATTAGTGGCGCAAATTGATCCAGCATCAATGACACAAGCCCAGCGAGACGCATATAACGCTTCTTTAGGGCAGGCAGATTTTCTTCAAGGTAAGAAAAAAGGCGGTAAAATCTCGGCGGTAAAACAAATGAAAAGGAAAAAATAATGGCTGGCTCTAGTATGAAACCAAGCCCAACCGGTACAGACCGTTTGGGTAAAGATGATGGCATGAAAAAAGGTGGTAAGGTTAAAAAGAACTGGATTGCTGACGCAATCAAGAAACCCGGCGCTTTGAAAAAAGAATTGGGCGTAGCAAAAGACAAAAAGATTCCGTCAAGCAAACTAGCTGCAGCAACAAAGAAACCCGGTGTCGAGGGTAAGCGGGCTAGGCTTGCGGAAACCCTTAAGGGGTTTAAAAAATGAGCATAATTTCTTGGGTTTTGGGCTTGTTTAAAAAGCCTGTTGAAGAAGTTAGTTTTGAAGCAGCTGTTTGCTCGTCTTGGCCTTTCCCTGTAGAAAGCGAAGCGGTAGAAAAACCGGTGAAGCCAAAGCGCAAGTATGTACGCAAAACTGCTACAAAAAAGCCAGCGACAAAACAACCGGTAAAAAAAGTAGCTAAAAAGAAAGCAAAATAATGCCCAGCCCTTTACTGTTAGCTTCACGAAAAGCGAATCCACGTAGCTCTGCAATGCAGACTGTGCAAACTGTACCTACTCCTACGTTGACTTCATCGCCTACACAATCAAAACCTTTAGCGGGCTCATCCCCAACAGTTTCCCCAGCAGCTATGAAAAAAGGTGGAAAAGTTGCAGGTAAACTAGCTACACGTGGTTACGGAAAAATTAAGTAATGTCAACTACCCAGTACACATCAGGCACTACGTCATTTAATTTAGATTTGAATGACATGCTCGAAGACGCTTTCGAGCGTTGTGGTCAAGAGCTGCGTACTGGGTATGACTACCGTACGGCACGAAGAAGCCTAAACCTATTAACAATAGAGTGGGCAAACCGCGGTATTAACATGTGGACTATTGAGCAGGGTACTATTAACTTAGTGCAAGGTCAAAACACATATGCGCTGCCAACAGATACGATTGATTTACTTGAGCATCAAATTCGCACAAACGCTAATAACACTTCGAATCAAACAGATATTACTATCTCGCGCATCAGTGTATCCACCTATGCTACGATCCCAAATAAGCTCGCTCAGGGGCGCCCAATCCAAGTCTGGATACAACGTATGTCCGGCCAAACAAATGCCACTACGTACACCCTAGCAAGCGCAGCAGCAGCTACAGATACAACGCTCACACTTACTTCTACAGTAAACTTAGCAGCAACCGGTTTTATTCAAATTGACAATGAAGTAATTCTTTACGGCAACATTCAGGGCAATACGCTCAATGCTTGCGTTCGTGGTCAAAACAATACAACTGCATCTGCCCATTCTCCCGGCGCTTCTATCTATGTTCAAAATCTTCCAGCGGTTACTGTTTGGCCAACGCCAGATGGATCTACCCCATATGAGTTTGTTTACTGGAGATTACGCCGCGTTCAAGACGCTGGCACGGGTGTTAATGTCGGCGATATACCGTTCAGGTTTATCCCCCCGATGGTTGCGGGATTGGCTTATTATTTATCTGTTAAGCTCCCGGGAGTAGACCCACAACGTATTTTAGGTTTGAAGCAAGATTATGAACAGCAGTTCCAGTTAGCTGCTGAAGAAGACCGCGAGAAAGCCCCTGTTAGATTTGTACCCCGCAGGATGTTTTTGGGCGGCGGTTAGGGTAGAATATGCCTAATAAGTTTGCATCAGGTAAATATGCGATTGCCGAGTGTGATCGGTGTGCTTTTAGATATAAGCTGGTAGACCTTAAGATTGAAATTATCAAGACTAAGCCTTATCAGTTAAAAGTCTGTCCTACCTGCTGGGACCCTGATCAGCCTCAGTTGCAACTTGGTATGTACCCTATTAATGACCCACAAGCAGTTCGTGAGCCACGTAGAGACTTAAGTTATGTACAATCAGGCTTAGATGCTGACGGTTTTCCAGCTGGCGGTAGTAGGCAGATTGAATGGGGTTGGAACCCTGTTGGTATGAAGTATGACTTTGGTTTAACCCAAAATACTTTAGCGGCCAAAGGTGTAGTTAATAGTGTAACAATTAGTTAAGGAGCCAAAAATGGCAAGAGATACAGGAATTGAAAGTAAGGGCAAGACTAAGGGTAAAAACCTAGGTGATTCTGGCCCAAGCGTAGGTATTCAGAACGGTAAAAAACCAGCTAAAGGTATTGCTGGCGGTAAGACTAATGATGATATGCTCAAGATGGGGCGCAACCAAGCTAAAATTAAAGCAAATGGAAAATAATCATGGCTAAAATGACTCCAGCAACAAGCAAAAACAGCCCAGCGATTAAAGTCGGTAACAACAAGAATACGCTACCAGCTGAAAAGTACGCTACTCCGCATGATATGAGCGGCAACCCAGTGAGCGGAGGATTACCCGCCGAGTCTACACAAGACGGCTCAAGCTATATGAACGAGATGAAAATCTCTAATGGCAACGTAACTAAAGGCCCATCTGCCGGCACTAAAACTGAAGGCGTTAAACAACGTGGTTTTGGCGCTGCTACTAAAGGCTTCACATCACGCGGTCCTTTAGCTTAAAGCAAATAAAAAATGAACTATACAACGCTTCTAAATACCATAAAGACATACACGGAGAATGACTTTCCAACCACGTCTTTTCTTGGTGCAGATGACTCAACTACTGTTAATGCGTTAAGTTCACAGCAAATCAATACTTTTATTACGCAAGCTGAAGACAGAATCTACAACACAGTTCAGATTCCAGTTTTGCGTAAAAATGTTACAGGTACTTTGACAGCAGCAAACCAATACCTCTCGTGCCCCGATGACTTTTTGTCAGTTTATTCTGTGGCGGTAATAGATCCAACTACGGGTCAATACTACTACCTATTAAATAAAGATGTTAACTTCATTCGCGAGTCTTACCCGTTTGGCGTTATCGGAGCTAATAATACGTATCAAGGCACCCCGCAAGGCACGCCAAAGTATTATGCTTTGTTTGGATCTCAATACTCAAGCATAAACGATTTAAGCCTTATCCTAGGCCCTACACCTGACCAAAACTACCCAGTAGAACTTCATTACTTTTATTATCCACCATCAATTGTTCAAGGTGTTATTGATTCCTTTGTCTTGACGACAGGAGGGTCTGGTTATGTTCCGGGTACATACTATAGCGTTACAATGACAGGAGGCCAAGGTACTGGTTTTACAGCCGATATTACGGTTAGCTCTTCTGGTGTTGTAACTAACGTAAGTATTGTTGAAGGTGGTTCTTTGTTCAGCGCAGGGCAAACCCTTAGCGCTCCTGCATCCAGTCTTGGCGGCGTGGTAACAACACCGTTCTTTATAACTATTAGTACGGTTAATAACACTGCTGGTACAAGCTGGCTTGGTGATAACTACTCTCCTGTATTGTTATATGGATCGCTTGTTGAGGCTTACACTTTTATGAAAGGTGAAGCGGATATGATTGCTCTATACGAGAAAAAGTATCAAGAAGCTATGAACCAATTAAAACGTCTTGGCGATGGTATGGAACGTAATGATGCATACCGCCGTGGTCAAACTAGCTTACCGTATAAAGGTCTATAATGGCTATCGCTCAAGGGCAATGCACTGTCTTTAAAAAAAACTTGTTAAATGGATTGGAGAACTTTAGCTCTACCTCTCCTTACGTCTATAAGATAGCACTATATAATAATACAGCCAATCTGGATAACACCACGCTTACGTATACAACTGCTGGTGAAGTTTCAGGTGGAGGGTATACCGCAGGTGGGCAGGTTTTAACTCCGCTTGCACCTCAAGGAGATAATAGCAACAATACAGCCTTTTTGTCATTTACTAATGTTACTTGGCCCAATTCGGGCTTTACAGCTAATGGCGCCTTGATTTACAATAGTACAACTAATGCGGCTGTAGCAGTTCTTTATTTTGGCGGTGATAAGACGTCACCTAACTTTACAATAACATTCCCGGCGGATACATCTACAACTGCCGTTATTTTGATTCAATAGGAGCAATTATGCACAATGAAATGACAAGCACTGGCGATTTTAGCAGCGCGTCGTTAGTAAAAAGAGCTGACTTCAGTGAAGTAGTTGGCATGGAAGGCCGTTTTGTAGCTAAGTGCTACGACAAAGACGGTAATCTCAAATGGGAAGATGTTATTGATAACTTAGTTGTTGCCGTTGGTAAGCAGCTAATGCTCGATACATTACTTGCTGGCTCTTCTTATACAGCTACTGTTGTTATGGGGTTAGTTGGGGCATCTCCTACATTTGCGGCTACTGATACTCAGGCATCTCACTCCGGTTGGACTGAAGTTGGTGGCGCTAATGCCCCTACTTATTCTGGAACTCGCAAAACTCCAGCATTTAGCTCTGCAACTTCTAGCGGTTCTTCACCAAGCAACGTAACTACCAAAGCTACCTCAGCCGCCGTAGTGTTTACGTTTACTGGTTCTGGTACTGTTGCTGGGTGTTTTATTAATATAAATGGTTCTTCCGCTATTGATAATACAACTGGTACTTTGTATAGCGCTGGCTCATTTACAGGCGGTAGCAAAACTGTTGCTTCTACAGACCAATTAAACGTAACATATAGCACAACCGCAACTTCATAATTGAGGGGTTACTATGTCTGTAACTTATAATAGCTCTCCTCAAGTAAATAATGCAGATGGTTCTGTTTCTTTGCCTTTTTCAGCAACGGATGGTAAATATACATTTGCCGATGCTATTGTCGGTAGTGCTGACTTTATTAATGGTTTAACATCAGATCAGATTTTAGCTATGCAAACACAGCGTTGGAACAACTGGTATGCCATTATTACCAATCCTAACCCAGCGCCAGTAGACCCTGACACTACAGCGAGTGCCTAATGGCTAACAGATATTGGGTAGGTGGTACAGCAACTTGGGATGCAACTGCTGGCACTAAATGGGCATCTACTTCTGGTGGCACTGGCGGTCAAACTGTACCTGGTTCTGGTGATTTAGTTTATTTTGATGCCAACTCAGGAGCAAATACTGTAACTTTAGGAATTAACCCTACTGTATCTGCTGTTAACTGCTCAGGATTTACTGGAACACTTGCTTTTGGTACACAAAATATTACTTGTGTATTAACAACAGCAAACCAATGGACACAATCATCTACCATGTCTGTAACAGGAACTCCTGTTGTTAACATAAATAACACTACTTCAGGAACTATTGGTATTAGCGTTGCTTCTGGAAGTGTAACAGAGGCAAATGCTATTAGTTTTAATATTATTAGCGGAACAGGTACAGCAACAGTTAATACTGGCGTAAAAAATTTAAATTTAACTGGTTTTGCTGGAACGTTAGCTAATAACTCAAGAACTATTTTTGGTGATTTTACCGCTGTAGCTGGAGTGACTTATACCGCTGGTGTAAATGCTACTTCTTTTTTAGCTACATCAGCTACGCAAAAAATTACTACTAATGGACAAACATTAGATTTTCCTATTACAGTAGGAACAGGAACAAGCACTAATACACTTCAACTGCAAGATGCTTTAACTATTGGCTCTACTCGAAACCTTACTTTAACTTCAGGAACTTTAGATTTAAACAGCAAAACACTTACTTGTGGTTTGTTTAGTTCGTCAAACAGTAATACTCGTTCTATTTTATTTGGAACAGGAAACATTACATTAACTGGTTCTGCTACTACTATTTGGACTACAGATACAGCAACAAATTTTAGTTATACAGGAACTCCAACAGTAAATTCTACATATTCAGGGTCTACTGGCACTAGAACAATGTCTTTTGCAAATACTGCTGGTGGTACAGAAACAAACGCACTTAATGTAAATATTAGTGCTGGTTCTGATAGCGTTGGTGTATATGGAAAGCAAATAAAAAATTTAAACTTTACTGGTTTTTCAGGGACAGCTACAAACTTTGTTAGAACAATTTATGGGAATTTGACGCTTTCTAGTGGCATGACATTATCGTCAGGCACAAACGCAACTACATTTGGTTCAGCGTCAGCTTCTCAACAAATTACTACAAACGGCAATAGCACAATTGATTTCCCAATAACAGTAGGCACAGGCACATCCACAAACACTTTACAGCTACAAGATGCTCTAACCATTGGCTCAACTAGAACATTTACTCTTACAAGCGGCACATTAGACCTCAATAATTTAACTCTTACAACAGGTTTATTTAACGCAAACAATACCAACAATCGTTCTATTTTGTTTGGTACAGGAAATATTATTGTAACTGGCTCTAATGCAACTGTAGTGAACTTAGGAACAACAACAGCAACAGGACTTACTTTAACTGGCACTCCTGTATTTAATGCTACTTATTCAGGCTCAACAGGAGCAAGGTCTATTGTTGGTAATACATCATCAAATCCATTTACTCTTAATATTTCCGCTGGTTCTGACAATATAAACTTATCTAATGCTCCATATTTTAATAATTTAAATTTTACTGGATTTAGTGGTTCTCAAAATAACGCAACAGGTCAAACTATAGCTGGAAATTTAACTTTCAGTAGTAGCATGACTTTAAGTAGTTCAACAGGAACATATACATTTAATGGGTCTTCTGGCACTCAAATTATTACTACTAATGGCAACTCTACTATTGCTGGAAGTTTTGCAGTAGCTACTTCAGGTTCAACTGTAGCTTTAAATGGCGCATTAACAACTTCAGGCACACTTTTTTTAACTTCAGGAACATTAGACCTTACAAATAATGGTGCTGGTAATTACACTTTAACTTGCAATATTTTAAGTGCGTCAAACAGCAATACAAGGGCGATTGCATTTGGTACAGGAAATATTACTTTAACTGGTAGTAGTACCAATATTATAAGTATGGGAACTGCCACAAACTTTTCTTATACTGGCACTCCCACAGTTAATTGTACATACAGCGGCTCAACAGGCTCTCGTGGCATTGTTTTTGGAAGCACAGGCGGAACTGAATCTAATGCGCTCGATTTTTATGTGAGTGCGGGTTCAGACACAGTAAGCATTACAACAACAACCTACGTCGGTACTTTAAATTTTACTGGTTTTACAGGAACGCTTACTAGAGGGAACTTTGTAACCTATATTTATAGAAACTTAAATTTAGGTGGAATTACCACTTATACTTCTGTAGTTGGAAGTTTAACTTTTGCTGGAACTGTTGCAACAACACAGACAATTACCAATAGTGGTGTAACAATTAATAGTCCAGTTACTTTTTTTGGCACTGCAATATATGCTTTTCAAGATGCTTTGACAATGGGTTCGACTCGAACTCTAACTTTTTCAAGCGGAACACTACAATTTAAGTCTGGCACAACCAACGCAGTCGGCACTTTTGCTACATCGGGTACAACACAAAAATATTTAATAAGTGATACACCCGGCACACAGGCAACAATTAGTCAAGCTAGTGGTACGGTTAGTGCAACCTACATGCAAATTCAAGACTCTAATGCAACTGGCGGGGCTACTTGGACAGCCCAATATTCTGCTAACAACGGCGACAATACTGGTTGGAGCTTTTTATCTCCTTCTTACTATAACAGCAGTATTACAGAACCAAGCACTTTGGCTGATATCGAAAGCTGTTTTAATTCAGTCAGTAGCAGCATTGTGGAAAACGCTGGTTATGCGGACAGCGAATCATTTACAGCTAGTTTTTATCGGGGTTTAGTTGAAAATTTAACCTCAAATGACGTAGAAACAGGGCAGGCTAGCTTTAATTCCTCTACAACAGAAAGTACAGCTTTACTAGATATTGAGACTGTTCAAGCCAATTTTCAAAGCGCCATAGTTGAGCCAAACACTTTAGCAGATTCTGAAAATAGACTTGCAACATTTACACGTTCCATAACAGAAACCCTCACCTCTGCAGAGGCAGAAGATAGAACCGCTATTTTATTTAGTAGTATTACTGAGGTGTCTACCGAAGCTGATTTAACGTCAGTGCAAGTTAATTTTAACGCTGCTGAAGTAGAAGGTATGGCCGTTTTAGATTCTCAAATAGGTCGTGGCTGGTTTAAAATAATAGATGATCAAAACCCTAACTGGGTGGTCATTAATGATACACAATAAGGACGCATAATGGCTTCAACATACTCTCCCAATCTACGCATCGAGCTTATAGGCACCGGCGACCAAGCCGGTACTTGGGGTACAACCACAGATAATACAGACGCCTATTTACTTGAGTCGGCAATTGCTGGATACCAAGCGGTGCCTATCGCACCAACGTCAAACAATCAAGTTTTAACATATATTAATGGCGCTAGTACCACAGCCTCAGTAAACCAATCGGTTTATGCCGCTTTAAAACTAACTGCTAGTGCAGTGGCGGCTAACTTTAATTTATTTGCACCGCCGGCATCAAAGACTTACATTATAAACAATCAGTCTGGGTATCAATGCACTTTATATAACAGCTCGACAATCGGTAATACAACAGCTGCCGGTACAGGCGTAGCGATTCCAAACGGCGCAACAGTCACAATATACTCTGATGGCACTAACTTTTTTGACCATAGCAACTACGCAATTAATAACTTTAGCGTAGGTGGGAATGCTCTAGTAAACGGAACTTTGACAGTTGAAGGCGCCTCTACTTTTGTTGGCATACCAAGCGGGCCGACTGCTGCGCCGGGTACAAATACTACTCAGTTAGCTACAACAGCATTCGTTCAAACAGTAGCTGGCGGTTTAGGTACTATGTCTACTCAAAACGCTAATAGCGTTGCAATTACTGGTGGAACTGTAAATGGAGTTTCGGGAACAAACTCAGGGCTTTCAGTAGGCTACGCAACTAGCGCAGGTAATTCTTCTACTACATCTCAGACCAATTTTTCAAATTTAACCATAGGTTCAAATCAAGTTTTAGATGCTGCTAACTATAACTCATACGCACCTACTTTAACTGGTGGTAACGCTTCAGGCACTTGGGGTATTAATGTTACAGGGTCTGCAGGAAGTACTTCCAATTTAGCATCATTAGGTGAGTTTCCAACGGGGAACAATCAAGACTTTAATAATGCTACAACAGGTGGTTATTATGATGTTGTTTGGGGCAATTATTCTGGCACATTAAATACGCCACCGGCGTCAAATGCATTCGGCGACCTTCAAGTTTTGCGTGGCGGAAACTTTATTACACAAATTTTCTACCCATACAATACAAATTCGTCTCCCTATTACCGTACTAATTACGAAGGGAATTGGACTCCTTGGATAACTGGGTTAAGCTCAGCCAATTACAACTCCTACGCACCTACCTTAACTGGTGGTAATGCTTCAGGTACTTGGGGTATTAATATTACTGGTAATGCCGCAACCGTTTCTAATGGTGTTTATAACAACGGTGGAACTTATGGAATAAATATTTCAGGAAACGCAGCAACCGCCACAAATGCTACAAATGCAACAAATGCAACAAATGCAACAAATGCAACAAATGCAACAAATGCAACAAATGCAACAAATGCAACAACAGCCACAAATGTTAACGGTAATGGTAGGGTTTTAGTTGGAGATGGTTCTGTAAGCTCTCCTAGTTTATCTTTTTATACTGATGGCGCTCAAGATACAGGTTTCTATCATCCCGGTGATGGTTTAATAAATGTTGCTTGTAATGGGCAAAATGTGGGTCAATTTAGTACTAGTGGGTTTAGTGGTAATGCTGCTACAGCTACAAATGCAACTAATGCTAGCTATGCAACCAATGCTGGTTTTGCAACTAATGCTGGTAATCAAGGTATTTTTGGTCAAGTCTTTACATCATCAGGAACATTTACAGTTCCAACTGGTGTTACCTCTCTTAAAGTAACCATAATTGGCGGTGGTGGCGGTGGTGGTAGTGCGTATCAAGGAGGAGGAACCGTTACTGGTGGTACTGGTGGCACAAGTTCATTCGGTGGGTATTTATCAGCGACTGGTGGTACTGGTGGCGCTGGCTCTAACGGCAATCCTTTATACGGGGCTAGTGGTACAAATGGTACTGGTGGTGGTTCTTCATTTAATTCTGCATTAGCGCCTTTAGCTTATGGAGGCGGAGCTGGTGCTGGAGGACAGCAATATGTCTATTGCGGTTGCTCAGGAGGTAATGTACTTGTAGCACAAGGCGGTTCAGGTGGTAATGGCGGAGTTGCAACAGGGTACATATCAGTTTCACAAGGAAATATAATTGCCGTTACGATTGGTAGTGGTGGTACTGGAGCAGCTTATGGAACTCATGGCCAATCTGGTTCTGCTGGTTATTGTTTAGTCGAATGGTAAAAGGAAAATAAAATGGCAGATAAAACATATTTACTTGTAGAAAACAATGTAGTTACTAATGTAGTTGTTTGGGATGGTGCAAGTGATTGGACTGTTCCAAATGGAATGATTGCATTAGAGCAAGATACAACTCCTACAATGGTTTGGACTACACCAACAGCTACAACAGCATCAGTATTAGAGTCAATTATGGGTATTGGTGCCATTGGGTATACTTGGAATGGTAGCGTATTATCAACAGGACAAACACAGCCAGTTTATGTTGCTCATCCATTAAAAACCGCAGCAGCTAATCAGCCTCAAACAACAGGCACAACCACAATAGCTTAATATGGTAATCAATGTTCCCCCAAAACACGATATGACTTACGGTGGAGCGGTTGTAAGGACATATCACGCCAATAAAGGTGAAGGAATACCTATGCACAGCCATGAGTATTCACACGCCACTATTTGTATGGCTGGCTCTTGCAAACTAACTCAAGATAATAAATTTGTAATTACAAATAAAGATTCAACACCTATTAATCTTTTGGCGGGACATTATCACGAAATAGAAGCACTAGAAGACGGCACAGTGTTTGTAAATATATTTGCTGAAAGTATGGGTTAATGAAAGAATACTTCGTCAAGTTAATGTCTGGTAAAGACAATGCTACCCCTGATTTGGGTCGGCATTCTTGGCTATTTTGTATGATTGTAGTTGTTGGTGCATCTATTTGGAATGCTGTGCAAACGGGTGTAATTGATATTGAAAAACTTTATATGAGTTTAGCCGCAGTAGTAGGTGCGCATGGTATGGCGCTTTGGGCTAAACAAAATACTGAACCTGCAGACGATGCGGGACCGGGGGCATAATGTGGACAGCTATAACTGGATTTTTTAATACCTATGCAAATATCATTCGAATCGGACTTTTTGTTATTGCTCTTGCTTGCGCTGGGTACGTTGGCTTTCGGATTGGTGACGCAAGATATTTGGACTACGTGGCAAAGACTGAAAGAGAAAAAGCGACAGCAGCCCAAGAAGCGCTCGACCACGAAACGAAAGTAGTAGCCTTACAAGCACAAGAAACTAAGAAAGCACAAGATGAAAAAGCAGCTATTGAAAATCATTATCAACTCCTTCTTGCTCAGTATCGTGGTATCGGGCTGCGCGCATCAAGTACCGGCGGAATCAACCAACCCGCCCCCACTCCAGTACCAAGTCAAGGACTCAGACTACTTGAACCAGATGTCGAAGTTCTTATCGGGTTTGCAAAGCAATGCGCCATTACAGAATCCGAGCGCAACGAAGTGATTGAAAAGTACAACGACTTAAGCGTAAAATAAAAAATGAGTCCAGAACAACTACAGTCTCTTGGTGTTAACCCTGAAATTTGGTATGTACCATTGATAGATACCTTTAAGCGCTATGGTATTTCTACTACGCAAAGACAAGCCGCATTTCTAGGACAATGTATGCACGAGTCAAGTGGGTTTAGGCGTTTGGAAGAAGACCTAGATTACAGTGCCGAAGGTT